TTTCTTTTTCTAACACTTCCATTAAACAAAAGTCAATAAGTTACGGTGTTGTTTGTACGCTGTATAACTCTTGGATTTTCGTCCAGACAGCAACATCGCCCCGATTTTTCATAGTGGCCCCATAGTCCTCAACGAAATCAAGATAGTCCTGCCCTTCGATTGCTACCGTATGCAACGACCTGACAGAACCTGAATTGTCAAGGATATGGAACTTGATAATGCAACTCGGTGATGCACCATAATTGTGAGTCATGGTCAAAAATTCCACCTGATTGGTCGTAGGATCGGTGAGAACGATATACTGTGGAGTTGTGCGAATCTCCCCGGCAAAAGACAAGCCGCAAACAATGACGCTGATAAGCAGGATAAATAAAATTGCTTGTTTCATTTTCTTAATTCTCCATTCATCAATGTATTCTTTTTATTGAAAGGTCTGTTAACGTTCCCTGGAAATACGATGAGCCTTTAACATTATATACATTTATAACTCCTCCGAATGTATCGGCTTTTATAATTTCAGTATAGGTGCCATTCGCTAATTTGTTATCACAATGCGCAGCACCCACATAAACCTGAACTTCGCCTTGCACATAATTAGTGATGGTAAAAATTACCTGATAGTAATCACCATGTACGATTGTCTCTGACGCGGTTTCTTGTAGAACACCAAACGACGTAGATCCTGACGCATCGTATTCGTCATTAATTGCATCATAAGTCCATAAGGAATGCACGAGGTCGAAAAAATCAGAAGAAAAGTCAGGGTACTCTACTATTTCAATTCCCAATTCAGCATTTTCGTTTCTGAAAGCAGAAGACCATCCAGAACAAAAAATTAGGACAAGCAGTATAATAATAAAGTTTTTCATTTTGTTATCCCCCATCCGTCCATGCGAATGGCGAACCGGAAGGTGCGATCCACCCCGTAAGGTCAATGCAGTATAGTGTCAGCATAGAACCTGCGCTATCTGCCACGCAACTCAACTTATCACCGTCATCAAGGTCGGTGCCGCGAAGCGTTGTTTTGTCGCTGGCATTGACATCAACATGCTTTGCCGTGGCATCTGTCACATAAAATGATACAAATTTGCCTATCAGGGCAGACGACACAGCGGGCATTACAACGGTAGTCCCGTCACCGGAAAGTGGAATGATCCCACCGTTTATATCGTCGGCTTCCAAAGTCGTATTGGTGCTGATGGTGGTATGGATCGAAATACCGGCACTTAAAGACCCGAACTTAACATCATCATCCGTATCTAATCCTAAATCTTCCTTAGTAGTGGAAGGAGACGATTTTACTTCTCCAGTTATAGGGTCAACAAATACTTTTTGCCCCGCCACTACTATAGAAGCAAAAAAAAGAAAAACTAAAACAATAAGAATTGATTTTTTCATTAGTCCTTACCTTTAGTATGAGTAAGTAGCACGACTATCCCATATTAAAGTGAATGTGTTCGTGCCATTCGCATATTTTACATCAGTCACATTGTCATTCGCATCATACGTCAATTTCATTATTTGCCACTTTGGAGCATTCGTAGCTGTTCCAGGCAATGCTTTGCCAACATACTCTGCATTAGTCCCACTATATGCAACTTTGACTTGGTACGGGTAAGGTTGCGGAGAATCCGCCTGGTTCAATGCTGTTCCTGCGAACACAAATGGGACTACAAACAGTAAACAAATAATAACGCAAAAAGATATTTTTCTCATTTTTCTTCACCTTCTTTATTCTTGGATTTTTTAGGTTCCCCTTCAATCTTTTCTTGTAACTGTTCCGCGTCTGCTCCGTATAATAGTTTCGGTAAATAGTAGTCTTCGGTAGCTTTCTTCAAACGCAGACGATGGTAACCACCGAATCCCATCCGCTTTGCAATGTCTTCATTCGACACACCAAGCGTTTCACTGATTGGCCCGTGCTTGACTCCGAGGAGCCCCTTCGCTCGTCCCTCAAAATCGATCATTTCAGAAGTGGGGAACGAAATATCGATAAGCTGGCAAGCAAGCTGTTTGCGTTTCTTCATTATCGGTTCGTGTTCGTATTCCACTTTTCCGGTCATCTCGTTTTTCTTGCGAGTAGGCTTGAACCCGATAACTTCCTCTTTCGAAATGACGTTTTTAAATTTCGAATCGACTTTCGAGCGCAGAAGGAACACAGAACCCCAAAAATCATAACGCAGATAGCGGCTGAACCACGCAATTTCATCGGAAATACGATCTGACATCGGCCCTTTCGTCGCATTTGCCGAAGCAAATGTGGAACGGGAACGGCCCATCATCGTACCTTCTTCTTCATTCAACCCACTTCCTATCATCTCTAAAATATCCGTATCCTGTTCTCGGATAGGAGACAAAGTGGGATTTACAACTTCAAGATTGACACCTGGGGGCAAAATCAACGTTCCTCCCGGTGTTTTTTTGGCTAAAATTCCTGTTTTGCGTTTCTGCTCGTCGGTCAACGTCAACCATAGTTTGAACATCGCAGCATCTTCGATCTTGAATGTCCAAACATAAGCACCTGCCGACTTTTTATGGTCGATCTCGTACTTTTTCAGATTTTCATAGTGATTCAACCAGACAAGTGTTGTACGAAGGTAGGAAACTGCGCGTTTCGTCATCAAGCCTTTATTCCACGAAACAATAAAACGGAAATACCCACCAAGCGGCTTGTATATCTTCTTTTTACTTCGTGAGGCCGACTGTTGTTTTAATATAAAATCGTCATGCTTTCGCGCAATATCAACAAGGCTTGGGTTGTGCGCGATGAAGATACTAGGAACTTGGAATTTGCCGTTGTCCGTTGATATAATATAGAACAAAGGCATCAAAGTCTTGTACGGATGAAATATGATCCCGGTATCGTCATCCCCACCGTCTTGCAGAGAAGCAGGGTCAATGAAATCGACTTCGACAAAGCCGTCAGGGTGAACGGTCAACATCTGAAACAGTTCACCTTCAATAAGAGATCTTCCCGTGTACTGAGGCCAAAAATAATAAAGGCGATTGCGGTAGTCTAATTCGACTTCTTCAATCACCTCTTGCAACGACAGTTCGCCTGACGTTGTTTCAAACCCCAAACCTGTTAATCGGCCTTGAAGTCCTCTTACTGATGTGTTGACCTGTGGGCTATTGTTAAACTTCTTCCAACATTCATTGTGCAGTTCTTTTCTCCCACGCGGAGTGTCTTCTCTTGGCTCAAGCGGTGTGTCGAATCCGTCAGGATCTTTATAGCCACCTTCCGCAGTATCATACTGCCACGGCATAACGAATTTTAAACTTTCTACAACATCGTCAGGCAGGTCGAGAAGGTTCTTTTTTGCTTCTTCCATCGTCATCGACATCAAAGACTCTCCTTAAAGGAAACGTTTCATGGTGTTCGCAGTAACACATGGACGATTTCTATGTCAACATAAATTTTAATAGTTTCCCACTAAATTTTTGTTCTCGAAAAAGAAACCGAAGGCAGGAGCACCGCCCCTTTCTCGAAAAAGTTCCGGTCCTATGTTCCTCCCGCCATACACACACCAGTTTAGCGAAAATACGGAGTCATCTTGCACCCCTAAACGTTCTTCTTTTTCAGGTGATCCGAACCACCGTTTGTCGGGATCATGCGTGAACGCATCCATCTCTTCTTCGAGAATATCATCACCTTTAATGCCGGGAACGACAAGTCTCGGTTTCTTGATCCTTCCATTCACAGCGGCATGGTACAATGCTTTGTAACTATCTCGCTGCCTGTCATATGTCGGAGAAATCAACTCCGCAGCCAGCCCCCGTTCCTCCCACCAAGATACTAAATCCCAAGAACCGTATCTCTCACCACAAAAAGCATCTACCCCATCGAATTCATCATTCACCTGCTGCAAATTGAGTTTGACATTTTTAATCGATCCATCTTCTACATGAATCACTCCTAAAACAATGTAGATGTAATTCAAATCAGCCTGATCCGAACTGATCCACGAAGAATCGTATTTTGACCCCGGCAGACCTTTGGCAACTACTGTGATAATCGTTCTCGCCTTCTTCAAAATTGCCATAGGATCGTTCATATCAAGGCCGACAAGAATAGCCCAGTCCGTTTTAAATAAATCGGTCAACTTTTTCAGAACGTTCATATCCGCGCACCCGTGCAAGCCTCGGATATTCGACACAACGTACAAATACTGCTCCATCGGCGTCAGACGTTCTTTAATTTTCGTTATTTGGTGTGCTAACTGTTCGTGGTGGTCTACAAAACCTCGACCACCTGTGTCGGTCATCTGCTGTTCTATCTTAACGATCTCTTCTAAGTAGTTTTGCAACGACTTATGGTTCAAGATCTGGTCGTCACATCCCAGATAGCTCATTTCTTTGATCATCATCGGGGTAAAGACCTGAATCCGACCTGCTTCCCATGTATTCAAGAAGTATCTTTCGAATTCACCGAAGGGAAATTTTACTTTGTAGTCGTTTAGCTGATCTGTGGTCATATTCGGGTTCCAATAGTCAGCTACATCACCCGAAACGCTTGATCTATGAGAAAAAAAGACCCTTTTCGTCTTTTTCTGCCTAAAATTCTCAAACAATTGATACAAAACATGCCCTTTATCACTAACTGTGGAGTCAATTACCCCCAAAGCATTGGGGATTGCACGTACAGATCCATCTAATTGTGTAAAAAACTTGGGGTTTTTCATGTCAAATATCTCTGAAAACGTGTATCCTGTGATGTTTGACACGATCCCTGTAAAGCTCGAAATCGCCTTCAAAACACTACGAACCTGTCCTTTTTTGTCTACAAGCTTTATTTCTTTTTCTTTTATGTTCCTAGGATTGCCGATCATACGCATTAGCGGGGGTGAGTTCTGGATAATGTCCCTGATGATATCAAAATGAACAAATTTGACCTGATCCTTCGAATTAGCCCCCAAAACGATCTGTTGTCTGGGCCAATTAAAGAATTTCCAGGTCTGTACAATACATGCTAACAATGATTTCCCTTCCCCTCGCATCCAACAAAAGACAATTAGCCCGTAAACGAACCGGCCCTTCTTCATTTTCAACGCTTCACGCAATACATCTGTTTGTCTCAGCCAGATATCTCTATAGGACTTTCCGGTTTCAGGGTGGGGTTCCGCAGGAAGATCGCCCAACTTCGTCCATCCTACTATATCGGAATCAAAAGGGTAATAGATCGGCACATAGATATGTTCATTACACCATTTGATCATTCCCTCAGGGCCGTCGCGGTAGGATTTTGGTTCGTATTGAGGAATGCCGAACTGACCTGTCGGCAAAGGTTCTTTGCTTTTGATCTCTTCGTTTATATCGGAATTCTGATCGACCAAGAAGGGCTCTTCTTGTTTTGTTTTCCTCGAGGGAATGTTGCCTGATAACTTCTTCTGGACTTTCTTGCGAAGCTTGAGTACCTGTGCCATAATCTCCCTCTACATAAACATAAAGTTCGTTAGGGCTAATATACATGCCCACGGTAGTGTTCGAAGCGGTTGGTCCAGTTGGATCAATATCTCGGCTGGTAATTATCATTTCGTCAAAGGATCCCTGTTAAAGACACTCCTGCGAATCTTCAATTTCGATCTTTTCTTTTTCTTCGTACCAGGAGTTACATCTTTCATCGAATCCTCTAATACTCCTTTCTCCAGTTGATCATAGTAAGAATCCCCATCACTTCCGTCCTCATCAAACAACGCACCCTGAGGCAAGTTGAACTTCAGGTCAAGTGTTTCAATCCCGATACTCTTCCAGAGTGCATCAATCGCCTTGATGTGTTCCCTGATCTCCCGATAGATGTTAGAAGGCACAATCCGACCTTTCACCGTTTCCATCGGTGACACCATTCCTGCCTCTTCAATCTTCAACCTCGCTAAGTTCCTGTACAACGGAATCAAAGATGTCCCTACGCGAAACAACTGCGCTTCAGTCATCTTTTCCCCGATATTACCGAAAATAACGTCCACGGTGTGCTTGATGTATTTCCCAATCACCCAACAACGCTCTGGATCCGCCTTACCTGTAAGGTAATGACAGAAGTTCGACGCAGGGCAACGATCATTGCGACACAGCGGCAGCACATCCCAAGAATAGAGTTTGATCTTCGCCTTCTGTTCATCATACTCATCTAAGATAACACCTGTGCCACGACTGATATTCATCTTGCCGAATGTCAACTGATAGGTTTGCTGTATAACAACAGGCATTGCTTTTCTCCTTAATCAACCAGTTCAATATGTCCGAAGTCCCTGAACGTTTCATCATCTTGATGACCGTCTAAATCCCAATCACCACCCCACCGAACTTTAATCCCTAACTCATCTGCAATCTGAAAGATTCGACCTGCAACAAAGATAAACCGTCCTGCATCCTCCCAATCAATCGGATAAGGTGCAAAGTCCACCGCAAGAGAAGGATAATAGTTGTGCATACTGTCAGGATACTTCACCTTCGACTTACCTTGATCGTACAACCTGTTCTGCAAGATCTCTCCCCTGTGACCCGATGTAATCGATATATCCACCCAGTGAATCACATTAAAGAAGATCAGGATAAGCCGATCATCACAACCTCTAAGCAACCTTTTACTATTTTCACTGTATTTAGGCATGTCTTTATCCTTTCATTGTGTAAGTGCTCCATAACACGGAAATAGAACTAAAGTCAAATATCCGAGTCCTGTGTGTTTTAGTCGAGCCGCAAAAAACAGTCAGGTGAAAATTGCCGTCTTCAGTAAAGCTATCAGGACTTGGGATTCAAGAGATATTCTTATATACGGATTTGTGCTTTTTTCGGGGGTCAAAATGCGATGTCCGATAAACATGTCAGGACTTGAGTTGTGTGAGACTGGGTGGAATAAGTGCATAATGCTATATAGAGAAGATTAGAAGTGGGAAGTTGTTCGCCTGTGCGGATTCGGGAGTCCTTGGTGTTTTAATTGAGAAAGGAGGCGTTTTTACTTTAAAAAAGTGGGAAAAAATTTTACGGTGGGGCCCCAGAGTCCCGCCATGCGCGCCATCATCAAAGATTGAAGCGGGGGGCGGTCCATTTTGCTGCATTTTAACGTCTGATAATTCATGTTATGTAAACTAATCGC